CGTGGTACTTCCGATGTTGAAATTGACGTGGAATCCAATGGCTTATACCTGACACAGAATGGCATTGACACGTCGGAGATGACGGAGCAGCAAATCAAAGAAGCCGATACCGGCAGCAGTGTATTTCTGCTGGTTCGCGTTACTATCCTGGATGCCATTGAGGACATTACCATCCGGGTCACGATTTAAGGAGGCGTAATAGTTGGATAGTGCAAAAAGAGCGATTTCCGGTACATTTGGGGAATTGTGGTATGACGGCGAAAAGGTTGCGGAATGCTACAAGTTCCAGGCAAAAGTCACCCTCAATAAAGAGGATGTCCCTATGTGCGGAGTCATCTGGACGGACAGTAAGGTCAAAAGTGTCAGTGGAAAAGGCAGTATGGGCCTGTACAAGGTAAATTCCCGTATGGCTAGAAAAATTGCCAGTGATATTGCTGACGGAAAAGACCCTCGCGGCACATTAATTTCCAAGCTGAATGACCCGGATGCTTATGGCGCGGAGCGTGTTTCTGTCCAGGATGTCAGCATGGACGACATCACCCTGGCCGACTGGGAGGCTGGCGTGGTTGGCAAGGTTGAGTGCCCGTTTACATTCCGGGGATTTAAATTCCTCGATACAATTTCAGCATAGGAGATGAGCGTTATATGAATGAGAAAAAGAGTGTATTTGATATTTTGATGCAGAATGATATTCCCAAACCCCAGACCAAGCGTATAAAAAACAAGCGTCTCTCCAAGGTCTGGGGCGCGGATGTTGTTTTGATTCTCCAGGAACTCCCGTATTCCCGTGTCGCGGAGCTTCAACAGGAAAAAGAGATGAATGTCCATATCATGCTTGCCGGTGTTGTGGATCCTAACCTGCGGGATCAGTCGTTGCTGGATCGGCATGATGCCGCGACGCCGGTGGAGCTTGTAAAAAAACTGTTTTTGCCCGGCGAGGTTGAAGATGTTTCCCGTGAGATCGAAAAACTGTGCGGGTACCGTGTCCCGACCTTTGAAACGGTGGATGACGTCAAAAAAAAATAGGTTCCGATTTTGAGTTGACGGTAGCCTATTGGCTTTTCAATGAACACAACATAACCCTTGAAGATTTTCGCGCGGCGCCTGAAGGACAGAAACAAGTCTACCGCGCATTTTATGTGTACACCATGGAGAAACGGAGGGATAGCGCATGGGTCGGGACATAAGCATTGCGATTTCCGCACGGGATAACTACACGCAGGCCATCACGAACATGCGCAATGCCAATCAGTCATTTAACAGGGATTTAGAGGGACTGACCACCCGGCTCAACTCTCTTAATAATACGCGCATTAATCTCAAGATGGAAACCAGTCAACTGCGGCGTGAGCTTCAGGATGCACAACGCCAGTTCGCTCAAACCGGCAGCGCCGCCGATGAGATGGCGGTAAGGCTTGCCGAGGCGGACTATGAGAACGCGCAGCGCAATCTGCGGCTTGTGAGCCAAAATGCCAGGCAGGCGGAACGGGATATCATGAGGTTGACCGATGCCGTCAACCGTTCGGAAAACCGCGTTGGCGGAGGATCCGGTGGCACAGAGGATGCCGAACAGAGTGTATTATCCTCCTTAGCTAAAGTCGGCCTTGGGAAAATGCTGGGCGACTCTCTGACCGGAGCTGTCAACGTGGGGATTTCCTCCGCGTTTGGCAGCAATCTGGGAAGCGCTATAAGCACCACTCTTTCTGGAGCCTTGACCGGAGCCATCATGGGTTCTGTTGTCCCCGGCCTTGGAACTGCTATTGGCGCTGCTGTAGGTACTGCGGCCGGAGGCATCAGCGCCGCGGCTGGATATTTTCAAAAAGAAGATGATGCGTTTAAGGCTGTACGACAGGAAATAGTTGAGAACGCGTTAGCGCAGCAACAATCTGAGTTATCATTGGCAATCCCGATTGCGATGGGCAGACAAAAAACCGGGGTTCAACTCCGTCACATGTTTGGCAACGAAGATCGTGCACAGGAATATCTTGACAACACGATAGCCCTGGCCAATCAGACGCCATTTTTCTATGATGATCTTGTCGGAGTCGGGTCAACGTACAAATCATTTGGATATACAAATGATGAGTTATATGAAGAGCAATTGCGCATTGCAAATGCTGCCGCCATCCGAGGCTGGGATGCATCTGAGATGGAGCAGGTAGCTTCCACCCTTGGTTTTATGCGGCAGAGCGGAAAAATAGATACGATGCGCGTCAAGCAGCTGCAAATGAAAGGTTTAAATATTCCCAGATACTTGGCAATTGCAGGAAGCGACACCGGAGAAAAACTGAGCGCGGACGATATCCGCACGCTGATGGGATCCAGTGAGGATGAACTGCTGGCCCAGGGAATATATTTGACAGAAGACGACATTTACAAAATGATCAGCGACGGCAAGATAGACGGTAAGAAGGCCGCCCGCTCCATTAGCGATTACATGGCGGTTGAGTTCGAGGGCGGGGCGGGGAAACTGGCTGAAACCTATTATGGGCTTGAATCCACCTTGGGCGGTCTCCAACAGCAAATGCAGTATGCGCTTGGTGAAGGCTATACCGAGGAGCGTATGCACGGGCTGCAGGCCCAAAACGATTACTTTTCCGGAGAGAGTGGCGACCAAATGCAGGAGGCTAACCGCCTGATTGGTCAATGGCAGGCATCGCTGGACAACCAGAAAGATCAGATCCAGCGAGAGATTATGACAGCGGTTATGAATGGCAACACCACGGCGCTAACATTGGATCTCTTTAACGAGGATCAGATCGCCACAGTTGCCGACTTGGCGGCCCAGTACCAACAGGCTCTTGCGGAGGAAAACGGCGCAGAGACGGGGCGCATTCTTGCGCAGGCACAGATTGAAGCGCAGGTCGCTTATGCGGATACTGATGGTGCCAAAACGATGAAAAACATGCAAACAGCATTAATCAAGGATACTGCACAAGCGCTACGGGACAGTCCCGAACTATATAAAGCATACCTAGAGGTCGGAGAAGCCTATGGAGCCGGAATTATGGAGGGAATTTCCAGTCAGCTTAGCAACCCGGATAGTTGGTTCCTTGGCGGTGTTTCAGGCATGAAAGAGCGCGGTGCGGACAGTGCGTTCACCCGTTGGCTTGGTGGGACATCCAGTAATGGAAATGAAACCGCGCCTGGTAACGCCTGGGGGATTTCATATGTACCGCGTAATGACTACGTTACTCGCCTACACGAAGGCGAGCAGGTGCTCACGGCCTCCGAAGCGCGCGCGCAGGCCAATTCAGGATCATCTCAGTTGCCGCCTATTACGGGTAATAATTTCTACGTTCGTGAAGACGCGGACATTTACAAAATCGCCCAGGCGCTGGCAACCGAGTTAAAGAAAGCGCAGATGATCACTTAAGGAGGCGGTAGCCATGGCGGAGCGCGATTTCATCTTCCGGCAGGGCTCCACGGAGCTTATACTGCCGGTAACCCCGCAAAGCTACGAGGTCAGCAAAGGTATAAACGTGGAAATCGTCAATATTCACGAACTTGGCGATGCAATCCTGACCGGTTACGGCACACTGGCGACAATTAAGATTAGTTGTATGTTTCCTGCAAATGACTATAGTTTTGCCTCGGATAACGACCCGCAGCCATATATTAACCAATTTGCAAAATGGGTGGACGGAAAACGCAGGGTACGGTTTATTGTAGGGGGTACCCGTGTTAATGTCCCGGTTATTATTGAGGAATTTCGGTATGGGGAAAATGACGGCACCAACGACATCTATGCGACCATCATCATGCGGGAACACCGCATCTTGGCTCCTGTGCAGGTGGCGGCTCCGCCTGATGCAAACACATCTCGCGGAGACGGCGAGTCAGGCCCCGGGACCAGCGAGCAAAGCTATACTGCTGTTTACGGAGATACACTCTCCGGTATCTGCCGAAAATTTTACGGGAACGGATCCGCCGATTATTACAACCGGCTTGCGAAATACAACGGGAAATCGAACCCCAATATCCTCATGACCGGGGAGGTGCTAAGAATCCCAACACCGCTGCCCTAATATCGTTCATTCGCGGTTTATCATTTGGGATGGAGGCTGACGCCATGCGAATTTTTCTTACAAACAGTACCGGCACATGGGATATCACCGGTATGGTACCCTCCGTACGTTGGACCGGGGATTACCAGCAGATAGCCCGAACCCTGGATTTCAGTATCGTTAGTTCCGCGTCTGATAGTACCGTTCCCATTGTCGACTGTTCGCTGGGTGGCACCGCACAGCTCGTTGTTGGTAATAATATTATGTTTGATGGTACCATTCGGAGCCGTACCAAGTCCACAGATGGCACATGTGTGGATGTTACTTGCTTTGACCGCGGCTTTTCCTTAAAGCGCAATAAAGTGCTGAAAACATACAGCAGTAGGAAAGCCAAAGAAATTACGCAGGAACTAGCTGGGTTGTTCAATATTGAAATGGGCGCTCTTGCAGATCCCAATGTACCAATCACGCGAAACTTTGTCACCGGCCGGGACAGCATCGACGACGTAATTCGCACCGCATACACCCTAGCATCGCGCACCACGAAGAAACAGTATCACATTGGCTTTCGTGGCCGCAAGTTGTACGTTACGGAAAAAGCCCCTGATAATCGCACTCTTATTATTCAAGGAGGTAGCAACTTGATTTCCGCAGCTACAACGGAAAGTGTGGAGAACATGGTCAACGCGGTGCAGATCTACGACAAAAACAACAAATTCATTCGGGAAATCAGCAACCAGAATTATATTAAGTTGTATGGCCGTATGCAGGAAATCGTTAAGCAAACCAAAGACGACAACAAGGCCAGCGAGGCACAGAAACTTCTGGATGAAGGTGGCCCGGAGCAAAAAATTACCATTGATTGTCTCGGTAACGTGGCCAATGTCACCGGTGGGGCTGTGGTAGTTCAAGAGCCATATACCGGCCTTTATGGTTTATTTTACATAGACAGTGATATTCACGAATGGAAGCGTGGTCAGTATTACAACAAGTTGGTGCTCAACTTTAAGAGCATAATGAGCGAAAAAGAAGCCGGCTCCTTGCCTAACAAGGACGGCTCAAAGACATCAGGAAAAACGGATAGCAGTTACGCTTGGGATTACGTCAACAAACCTTCCGGTTAGGATGTGGAAACATGTCAGACATTCAAGACAATCCATATAGTTCTATCCTTGGCACAATCCGTGGGGACACTGCGGGGCGTTATATACCCGCATGGTGCTTTGGTATACTGAAAAGTATTTATCCTCTAATTGTTGAGATCGGAGGGCAATCTGTCTCTGCTGGAGTCCACATCAATTATCTTCTCCTAGGGCGGAATTGCAGTGTTTCACTAACCGGGCTTTCCGGAAGCCTGCAAGGATCTCCAGAGGATATGGCCGTGGATAGCGGGAATCTTTCCGGTTCGGCCTCACTGGGAGGGATCATCTCACCCGGTGACCGGGTTGTGCTTCTGCAATCAGGTGACGGGCAGGAATATGTGATTTTGTGCAAGGTGGTGCCGTAGATGGAACTTTTCCCAATTATCCAGCCGGAACTTACAGTTGTTGACAGCGAGATGCCTCTGTATAAAGAAGTGGCGTGGAACTTTGAAGATGCTTGTCCCATCTTTAAAAATGGAAATCCAGTGTTCATTACAGGCAAAGAGGCGGTAAAGGTGTGGGTGTGGAAAGCGCTCATCACGGTTCGCACGTTATTTCCAATATACACATGGGCGTTTGGTAATGAAACTGAAATGCTTTTAGGACAGAATTTCACGGAGGATACCAAACGGGCGGAGGCCGCCCGGTATGTCCGGGAGGCGTTGGAGATCAATCCTTACATTACGGATATCAGCAATATCACTGTTGATTTCATTGATTCCAGTCTGATAATAGCCGTCACAGTGACAACCATTTACGGGGGGGTGGATGTGGTTGTACGAAGATAGAACGCCGGAAGCTATCAAAGCGGAGATCATTAAGGACTTAAAGTCTGACGAGGCGCACCAGAAAAACGGAGCCTGGGATACCCGGGAGGG